CTACATAGGAATTATCCCTATCAGTTTTACTACTACCATAGAGGTTATTACCAATCCACTGACTACCATTAATACCGATACCATCGTAAGCCTCAATAAAATAGGCATCTGCAAAGTTATGGACATGAGAAGGTATTTCCGGAGTGGTCAAAGTAACCTTATCTTGGCCACCAGTATTACCAATAAGATTATAATCCTCATTACCAGATTGCCAACCTACTACGAACTTACCTGATAAATCGGGAGTTTGTAAGTCATCTACAATCTGACCATTACATAAAGCCCAGCCGTTAGGTACTTGAGTACCATTCCACATAGCTATCAATCCTCTAGGTATATTTGAACCTGCCATGTTACCTAACTTCTCATCAATATAAGCCTTGATATCAAAGTTGGGGAATCCTTGCAATAACCGTAATAGAGTTTCTACATTGGATTGTTGCATACCATGGATAGCAGTATTATATTCTACTGGTTGAGGGAATCTTCCACCGTAAGGGACAATAGAATATTTCTCTACTGTATTATCCATGGAGTTAATGCCTTGACCATAAATACCTACCAAGACCATTGAGGATTTATCTACCAACCCTTGAGCCACAGAAGCCATAGCTCTATTAGCTAGTGACTCATAAGTTAATTCCGTATCTTCTAATACGTTTATTTTTGACAAGTTTCTAGTATCCTTAGCACTTGGGTATAATGGGTCTACTGACTTCTTATACAAACTGTAGAAAGAATTGGATTCATTCCAGAAGGCCCTGAACTGTACTGGGTTCTGTACTGGTTCTTCCAAAGGAGTATGATATGCAAATACAATCACATCTTCATTACTACCTTTAGAACCTTCAATATTTGGGATACTGATGGTTGCAGCATCCGATATAAATATCATTCCATCCCGGGCAATACACCCGAAATTAACTTCTGGGCCTTCCCCAGAATCTGAAGCCTTAGTCATATACCTTGTAACAATCCTATCCTTCATTGCAAGATAAGCCGGTGAAGTAGGTTCTCCATTTGGAGATATCGTGATAGCATTGTTAGTTATCACTGCTGAGCCGAATCCACAAAAGGGACCTATGCCAATGGGTGCAGCTATTGCTTCAGCTGCATCCTTGGACTTAATAATACCTTCATAATCGAAATAAGTTTTCATACTGTATCTTCGTTTTTATTGTTCTTAAAATCTTTCGATTGATTCTTCATATCTTGGAAAACCTCTCCCACATCCTTGAATTTGAATGTTATAAATTTCCATAAGATAGCCCATATACTGTACCTTTTCTTTACTCCATGTAGTTCACAGATATGGTTGTAAATACTATCTATTTCGAAACAATAACATAGTATCATGATTGTTATCGAAACTGTTATAGGATTAAGTCCGTAGGGGTCTCCAATAGCCTTACCTATAACGGCACCAAGTAATACGTAACATAAATAATCAATAACTTTATTAAGAGTTCTTCTTCCTGCTCTAGATTTCCTTACTTCTATGCCCTGCATTCTACTTACGGATATTCCAAACCAGAAGTCCGAGAGTATTAATACAAAGGCTAATAAAATCATCCACCTTAGGTCAAAGATAATGGCATAGCATTCAGAAGTGAATCCTATAATACCAGTTTTGAAGATTGTGTTAAAAGAGTTGCTTTCCATCTGTTTTATTCTATTTTAAGTTTCCATTCTGTTCCTTCGGGAACCTCTATTTGGATTCCCTGCTCTGATATATCGTTGGATTCCCATACTAATTCTGTTTTATCTACTATGTCTTTCATACTTACTAAGAATACTACTTTGACTGCAGGATTATCTTTTACATAGAAAGTGTGTCTTCCAGGTAGATTAGTAAAGAATTGATAAGGACTAGTGTGAACTACATCAGGGGCCATCTCATAAATTATATCACCAGAATCTCCGGTATCTGAAGTACAGGTTACGATAGTAGATACTTCTGGTACACTACTACTTAGTTCTGCACTTACGGGATTAAGAGTTAATGTATACTGAGGTACTACTTTTTTTACCGTTAAAGTTACTACAGAACCTTGATAATAAAATTCATAGGTTCTTGGTTCACTCATAGTTATTAAAAGGTTAGAACTATAAGTTTCTGAAGAACCTTCTAACTCAATGCCAGTAATTACATTACCTCCATCTCCGTACCTTAAATAGAATTGGCAATTCTGATTCTTGGTTAATTGGTAACCGGCCTTGATATAATTGGTTGGTTCCGTTTGAGAATACGGTTCTAGTTCATACCAATTTTCATCATCCGGATTCATAGGTTCTAACCATAAGTAGGATTCTGGTGTAGGTACATATTCTAATACCTCTACCTCTACCGTTTTGGTTGGGTCTCCTACGGATTCAAATTTATAAGTACCAGCCTCATTAAAAGGATAGTCTGTACTTTTACCATAATAGAAATCTGGTCCTTCTACGTATCTATCATCCAATTCTACACTTCCAAGCTTTACCCATGTACCAGAAGTATTTTTCCTGTATACATTTACGTTATCATCGAAATATGAATATAAGTTAGCACTTTCAAAAGTAGAATAATAGATACCAGAAGTAAGGAACAACTTAATGGAAGCAGTGCCCTGAGCATTCAGGTTAAGCTTCTTATTAGATACTCCAATGCCATAAGTAATTGTGTATCCCAATCTGTAAGCAACTACTGTACCATAATTTGCAGAATTACCAGAAGTATCTTTGGTACATCTGAATAAGAATGTACCAACTTGGGTAGGAGTCCATCTAGAACCATTCCTAACCAATACTCCTGGGTCTGTAGTAAGTACGGCAATTAAATCAGCGGTGTTTTCATTTGGGTCTGAGGAACGAATGGTTATCTTAGATGATTCTCGATTAGTAATGTTTACATTTCGAGGTTCACATATTACTGTATAGTTAGTAGCTATTGCTGTAACATTTAAGATTACCTTCTTTGCCGGGAAGTCTGCAATAACAAATTCATAAGTACCTGCAGAAGTTATTTCCCAAATAGAACCAGATGGTTTAGTTTCATGTGTATTGATTAACTGAACATCTACTGGTTTAATACTACCTTGGTAATTCATATTAGCAGTAACCTTAACTTCAATCTTAGGATTACTACCCGTGATTACCAAGTTATCTAAATCAGTACCACCACTTATTAAGTCTGCATAAATATGATAAGACTTGGTGTAGTATTCCAAACCTACATCTACATAAGTAGTTACCGAATTATCTCCAACGCTTCTGAAATAATATCTTTGGTCACCTTTCTTTGCATAAAAGATAGAACCACTTTCGTATAGCTTAGAGCTCCATTTATTTTCTGATGGGTCATATCCAGTTACCTGATACCTTAGGTCTGCATCATCATAGTCCGAGGTTACAGTTACTCGGATTGGTACTTCTGTAATATGACCAGTTACAATCTTTACTGGAGATATCAAAGGTTCTGCCACTATCCTATAGTTATAGGCTAAGTCAAAACCATATTGAATATTACCAGATACATTGTAAGGTAAGAATCTATCAAACAGCTTATCGATTGATTGTTTGAAAGCCTTAAATTCTTTAGTTGGAGATGTAAAGCCATGACCACCAATACTGATACCTACCTCGATACATTGAGCACAACCATAAATCTTATCGTAGTTGTACTTATCGTACCTGGAATAATCAGTATCATATAATGGGTCTACCTTTTCCCATTTGTCCATCTCTCCATCAGTTGGGTCTACAATGGTACATGTTAACCCATACATATCAAAAAGAATCTCGAAGAATTTTCTAGAGCCTCTAATTTTAAGTAATGAGATTGAGTACTTTAAAATTGTACGAATCTGTTCATCACTTAAGTTAGGAACTCCAGTATGTTCTCCGGTTCTAGCAAATGGTAATTCTCCCAAGAACTCCCAGAGGTAGTTTAAATACCTCTGCTGAGTTTTATCGATATCGATTAAATCTAGAATATTATCAATATCAGAAGTAATATTATCTTGGAAGTATGAACCACATATTTCTAGAAATCTTTCTAATATGCCCTTACCATCTACTTTATAGGTATCTTGCTCCTTAAATTCGAATGGTAAGAAATCAATTAGGTTTTTAAGATTCATCATACTGTTTCATTTACTTTAAGTGTTAACTGACTTGAGTCTTCGAATACCGGGATATTATAACCTGGGTCTGTATAATCCTTGTTGGGTTCTGCAATGGTTATGGTATATCTGAATCCAGATTGATAACCATTATTCTGAATATCAAGGGCAAATATAAACCCATTTATATTATCTCGGATTTGTGTAGTCTTACCTACTTCTCCATCATAGGAGAAACCACCTTTCATAGACTTGATGGTAAATTTAGTTCCTGAAGAGAAAGATATAAAGTAATCCATAGAACCATTAGCCTCGTCCAATTGGAATTGACCAAGGATTAATTCCTTGTTACCATAGATTGTTGTAGGCCAAGGTTTAGTATAGAATTTCTTTAGGTGTAGGTAATCTACTGATTCAAGATTATCAATGAGTGCATAGATATCTGAGATTCTTACACTACCACCGATATCTGAACTCTCCGGTGAGTAAGCATTAAACAAAGCACTGAGTATTTGAGATTGAATCTCTGAAGTCTTATATGACTTCTCACCAGTAACTTCAATATCCAGTATGATATTAACTCTACCCGCAGACTTAACGGTTAACCAAGTAGTAAGTGGTGAGTTCTGATGTAAGATATCATATACCTTCTTAATCATATTAGAATCGGCAATTACTCCATTGTCTGGTGCAATGTATACGATAAGCTTTCTACCACATTCATATTCAGCCTTAGCTTTACTAACTCCATCTACCAGTTTAGCCAAGTCTACAAAGTCCTGTTTAGTAACAGCTACTCCCATAGTCTTAACACTCAAAGGTATATGTTCCTTAAGCATACTGAAGTTTTCATAGCTTGAACCGCCACCTGCATTATAAGTATTACTTACAGTAGCATCTGATACTGAAGATGATATTACTGAAGGTACAGATGTAATAGTACCTGACTTAACATTACCATTAATACCAGTAGTAAGATAGAATACTACATCAGAGATCTTTGCTCCTGCAGCAGGTTTCTTTCCATTCTTACCATCTCCGAAGTATATATAAGGATTAAGAGATTCATCTATCACTACCATGAAATGATTATCGGTTGGTTTTGAATAAGCAAATGTGTTTACCAATACCCAAGATTCTCCACCAATCTTCATGGACATAGAACCATGTTCATAGTATTTACCGTTAGGTAAACTACCAAGAGTAATCATTACCCGTTCATCAGAAGGTATAACCATACCATTAATCTGACTCTCAGTGTATAACTCATGTTGTACTACAGGTACTTTACAATCCGTTACGTTTGCATACCAAGTTACATCTCGGGTAGATAACCATTTGTTTCCAGATTGGTCTGTGAATAGTGTACCTGCAGGTATAGTTAACTTAGCACCAATGGAATCTCCAGATACATCCCTTGATACCATCAAGTCTACCGATGCAGCAATAGCACCTCTTGCATGATAATCTACTAGGGCACCATGTTTAACTACTGAACCATATTTTCGAGCAGTAGGTAAAAAGGTTTCCCTTGCCATGTTATCAATGTAGTAATGAAGAACTTCGGCAATAGCCGCAAATAATGAAAGGATAATGATTAATATATTTCCTTCCGAGTAATCTGTTATGAGTACATTTCCATCTTTGTCTTTTATACCCATAAGAGATTCTATCAGCTTGGCCTTAATCTGTTGATAAGACCTCTGATAAGGGTTGAGCCATTTATTAGTGATTCCCATATTATTTTGTATTTAATGAATTATCTAAGTTGTTGTAGGTAAGGTATAGGTATTGGCTAGAGCCTGTACCATTAATAGAATATTCTACTTCTATGTTTACCTTTGAATCAACTCTAGCAACCTTGATACCCTTAAAGGTTAACCTTTGTTCCCAGGTACCAATTGCTGTTTTTATAAACTCTTTAATAATAAAACTCAGGGCTTGTGAATTTGGCTCTTCTATACATTCCCATAAGCGATTCCCAAAGTTTTCCTGTCGAAATCTCTGGCCTACCATATAATATAGGATAGAGTTAATATTATTCCTTACTAACTCCATATCACCATTAACCGGATACCATCCAGTTTCACCATTTTCGTTTCTGCTTAGTTGAATAGGGAAAGTCATCCCTTTCCCTATTATATCAGTAAAGTAATTATCCATTAGTGTATACATTTAGTATCCTCGTAATCTTCTTGTTTGAATTCCGAGAATGGTTTACTTGCTTGAGTTACAGTAGGACCTGAAGAACCCGGTCCAGTAGTTACACCGGAGTGTACATGAGAATTGAATAGAGCTCTAAGTGATTCTAGTTCTTGAACAGTTTGGTTTAGTTTCTCGGTTAGTTCTTTGATATTAACTACTCCTTGATTCTCACCTTTGTTTAAGATTACTGTATCACCAGAACCTACATTTACGTCTCCTTGAGCCTGGATAGATATGTTACCCTTTGCAGCAACCCCAATATCTCCGTTGATGTATATGGTTAACCTTCCATTATCATCATCTAAAGCTATTAAGTTACCTTCTGGAGTAATGATACCCATCTTGTTTGGTCCATCTAATGGGCTTGGTATTTGATTTAAAGCCCAACCATGATATTCCCATAATGGTTTAGTTGGGTCTCCGAACTCGAAAGTAACAAATACTATATCACCAACCTTAGGAGCTAAGAACTTGAATCCATTATTGATAGAACCATGTTGACCTTTTGGATAAGCCCAAGATATAATACCACCCATTACTTCTGGACAACATACCTTGATACGATTCATATGTTTTTCTTGGTCATCATTATCTACCACAATGCCTCGATAAACTGAGTAATATCTACCCAATCCTTCGAGGCCATCTTCTGTTAATAATTTAGCGGTCGAGTACATTATCACTTATTTTTTTTTTGTTTTTCATTACATTGAGATATTCGTTCCTTGCCCACTCTGACCAATCGAAAGCATATCTTTCTTTCATATCGGGAGTTACTTTAGTCTGGTCTACCTTAACTACTTTGGTTTTACCATAGATTGCAGTACCGTTCGAAGTAACTATTGTACCTTCGGTTCTTACAGTACCTGCTGCTAAAGCTTGAGGGTCTTTAGCATTTAGTTCATCATAATAGAACTTGTTCTGTAAGAACTCTCCTGCACCTTTCTTATCTATGATTACTCCCTTATCATTCATAAACCTTTCTTTGAAGTAAACTGCTTCGCTGTAAGTAAATTCATGAACAATATTAGAAGCATTAGCCGTACTCTTTTTGTCTTTACCGAATTGAGTTTTAGCTCCATCCTTAGCATCATTACTTACGATATCTTGAGTACTGAGTTGAGTCTTAGATGTAGTCTGACCAGCCTTGGCATTACTCTTTATCAAATCTAAAGTACATAGATAACCTTGACCTGCATCCATTGAATGTTGTACTGATTTAATGTACCAATATCCTGACCAACGTTTACCTACATTCTCTAAGGATATTACCTGGGATGATTGTAATGAAGGTCTACCAACTACAGTCATTTGGCATACTAATTTCCTTTCTGTAGTTTTAAGACCTCCATTAGCATTAGCATTCATGGCCCAGGTTACCTTATCTGCTCCACCATACCTACCAAATAAGTTATGATATAATTTATAGATGGGTACTAATACTGGGACTTTCTTCATCCTTCGAATCTTAACCTTAGCTTTAACCTTACGAGTCATAGTAGGTGTAGTTACTCCCTCACCAGAATACTTTAATTCATAGGTATCAGGGTATACAGTAATATATGGATTCTTTTCCATAGCTGCTATACCTCTCTGAGATTGGTCATTAGCTGAAGCAATCTTAAACTTATTACCTTGAGTATCTCTGATATCTATCATGTGTAAAGGTGTCATACCTTCTGGATCATATTCCCGAGGGTCTACCCATTCTTCTGCAAGGTATTCCATTTTATATTCTCCAGTGAATAGGTATCTTTCGTTTTCTAGTAATTGCCTTAGATTACTTTCCAACTCTTTACCATTCTTAGAGTTCTTTAGGATTTGCTGAAGTTGTCTTTTCTTATCACTTGGTAAATTATTAGCTGCAGTATTGATAGCTTCCCTATATTGGTCAGTACTTAGGTTATCTAGCATTTCTTGTTTACCTGCCTCATAAGCAACGTAGGGTTTCTTAGAACCATACTCTTTCATTGCCTGATTATGTTTCTGAGCTTTAGCTCCATACCTTTGCTCAGCTTCCATCTCTGCAGCAATATTAGTAGTAGGATGACTACGATAATCTTCATAAGGTACACTACCGTAATTGACTACCATAGTATTATCTACCTGAGCTACATAAGGAGTAGTAACTGTAGACATCTCCTCTTTAGCTTTTTCTGGTTCTTTTATATCGGTAGAACCTACAATAAGACCCTTATCATCTGGGTCTATAGTTTCGGTTAATTGAGCCTTTGCCCTTTTAGTTACATTCTGCATGGTAAAGGATACTCTAAGTACCTCACCATTCTCGGATTGGTATATGTAATTATATTCAGGCTCTTGAGTAAACTTTCGATTATGAATATAGATTACACCATCTCGAGAATCAATATACCAAGGACCATTAGGATAACCTTTCATCTTCTGTTCTAATTGAACCAAGATGTTATTACCTATTAATCCTAAGTCACTATCTATCAGAGCTTTCAAATCTGCCGGCATAGGTACTTGAGCTACTCCACTAAAGCTATTAGCGTAAAGTATCTTTCCAACAGTATTTCGACTTTGTTCTGTCGGGACCTGTAGTGACTCGTAGACTTTATTACTTATTACTTGTTTAGCCATTACTGAAATATTTCTATGATTACACCGATATCATTATTACAACCCTTATCTAAAAAATTAGATAGGCTATACTCTGATAAATCTGAATGTGTATAGGGTGGTTGGAATCTTAAATCCCCAACGGTATCTATACACTTTAATGTCACATGAGTTCCAGTAGAATCGAATACACAATCCAAATCTCTTACCTTAATACTTCGTACTGGGCTTGAAATGAATTGACCGTCCGGATATATGTATCCCCACTGAAGATAAATAATAGAGCTTTCCTGGAGTTCTGGGATATCTACTGTATCTGGGCCTCCAGTATCAAATGTGATGGTTGCTAAGTTCTCTTTTTCCTCATCATACTTGTAGCTCCAATTACTTATATAAGCGCCAAGAGGTATGCCTGTAATTGAATTCATTATGGGCATACCTCCAGAATCGAACAGTGCCATATATGGTGTTGCTGTTCCATTATAAAGAATTGGTTGATTAGGTTTCTTAGTTGCCATACATTGGTATTCGTATTAACTGATAAGGTTCGAGTTCTGCAAGAGGGTTTAGGATATTATTAGCCTCAGCTATTAAATACCATTTCCCTGAATCACCATAGTAACGATAAGCAATATTCTGCAAGGTTTCCCCATCCATTACAGTATGTTGTTTATCGTTACTTGTATGAGGAACTGAAGGTGGGGTTACCTCTAAAGAATAATCACCTTCATCATATTTAAGAGCTACTGCCCCATCATAGGGGCTAGCTCCAGTTAAGTATTGATTCAAGTCTATCATAAACTTATTCCTTTCGTTTTCTTTAGAGACTCTTCACTTACAATATCTGCATAAGATAAGTTGTAAGCACTTACTCTCTTGAAGATTAATTCTTGAGTTGCGGCTGCAGGAAGTAATTTCAAATCATCAATCTCGCATGACTTACCTGCAATCCTGGTCCTTGAAGCATTTCGAAAATTGTTTAAGGTATAGGTTGCTGAAGTAAGGATGTATTGATGGTTCTCGAATATACCAGAGTTGCCCCATTCAATCTTTAAGATAGGTGGGCTTGCCTGATAGGAGTTTGCCTTAGACCACATCTCGAGTAACCTACATTTAGTAATTACCTCTTCGGGATTCTCTGGGTCATTACAGAACCATGATATGTTAAATTGTATTATATCCTCTGCACCAGTATAATGATACATAGGAGTATTACGTCCCATAGACTTAATTGTAGCCCAAGTAGTTTCTCCTCTGAAATCGATAGACGGTGGTCTATTCTGAAGTGTGATATATTGATAAGGAGATGAAATCAAGTTGTATATTACTACCTGGTTCATATTACGAACTTCGGGCATTACCATAAAAAGTTCTTTATTCTTATTTACGGAATTGCCTTTAGCTGGGTCCATTTCTTCATAACCAAATGGAACTCCACCTTCTACCTGATGCTTTAATTCCATCCGATATTGATTTTGTACTCTTTGGTTTACTTTGGGATTCTTTGATGTAGCTCTTGGTCCAAAAGGATTATTTGGGTCATATATCTTTCCCTTATCTGCAG